AACGTTTCATTCATAGAAGCATTAACAGTAGATTCGTCTCCGTGCGCTGTAATTGTGATGCTTGGAACGTAGTACGTCAAAGCAATTCTGTTTGGATTTCTTGGGTCTTTCAACTGAATCTTCAACGGTAGTGAGGTCAAAGCGTATTCTAGGTCTTGTTCGACTGTGTTAGCGTCAACACCTTCAAGCAAAGCCATTAGATCGTTATCTGTCTTTAGAACAGATACGTCTCCTGTAACGCTTGGAACACCAATTTCGTATCCAACCGGCTTACCAAGTCCACCCATTTCCAAAATCTGTTCTGATTCGAATGCTGCTCTAATTGTAGCACTCTGCACTCGTGGGATTGTTGAAAGTGAGATTGTAAGTGGAACGTACTTTCCTTGGATAGCGGCAGGAGCATGATCGTTTAGACCCTCAAACAATCTTGGTGTTGCTGAAGAGTATGTTACCCAAACGAAGTCTCCATCTAGTGTGTTAGTACCATTAAAGTTAACTGTTGTTCCTGTAACTGTGTAGTCAGTACCTTCATCAAGGAAGCTACCTGTACCATCTGAACCTGTTCGATACGCATTGATTGTGTATCCTGAAGTCCGTGTTAGATAAACAGGAGTCTGTGAAAGAGTCAATGATCCTGATGCGCTAGCGATTGTGCCAGAGTCATAATAAACAGGATTTCTTAGCTTTTTCTTTGAGTTAGCACTAACTGTATAGCTAACTGTTGAGTTATCTCGGACACCGAATGTAGCATCCATTGCTGTAACAATTCCACGCTTTACGTAGACAGAGTTAACAATGTTTGATCCGGCTGTGTTTCTAATCTGACCAAGAACGTCAACGTTCTTGAAGTTAGTTACTGATTCTCCTGATGCCGGGAACGTTGCTGGTGTGTGTCCTGTCAAATAAGCAAACGTTTCGTGGCTTACATCGAACGCTTCGAACGTTACTGTAACGTCAGGAATTTCTGATGTGGAACCTACGTGAAGCTTTCTACCCAACTCGTCAATGTCAGTTGAGTTAATTGTCATCGGTAGGTCGAATCGCTGGACTCGGGCAGCAGCAAACAAGCCTCTTGGTGCAACAATCTGCGGTTGCACGTCTCTAGAGTGTACTCTAGCTCGTCGTACCATGTATAGAACCCTCCTTTAATTTCGTAAAAACCTTAGTTTTCCTTACCTAACCTTTCTTCTATAGCTTCTTGCCCGATTTCTGTGTGCGTCGAAGCGTTTAGTTATCCGCGAACGGGTAACAAGTACCCTAGTAAATAATAACCATATTCACTTCATTTAGGGCGAAGTCGGATAGTGAGCCTCAGCTTCCCATCTAACTATAGATCGCCATCGTAATAATTTAGGTTGTGTAGTCATGGGAGGGAGTGTTTCTCCATATATTTCTTCAGTGTTATAGCATATTAGTGAGCCTAACACGTTACTATTCATATCAGTAATTGTTATTGGAACAATGTCAGCAAATTCCATAACGTCTTCCATAATGTCTTCTGCTCGCGCCTCATTTTCCATATAACAATCTATCTGCACCCGACGTACATACAACCTATCTTGATTTGTTACTCTACCTAACTGAAGATTTCTAACAGTTTGAGGAACAAATCTAATAGCAACGAGAGGATTAGTGATCGTATCTTCTGCCTTGAATCCCTCTGCAAATCGTAGGTCTGTCCACCCCAAAGATGTAAGGTAGGTATCTAAAGCAGTCCGTAAGGATCGCTTCTCAAATCTGCTTGTAGCCATACCTTACCTCCTTGGATAAAACTGTCCTGCTCGTCGTGGCTTACCACTAGGACCAAGCTCTGAAATATTTGATGTAAGTCTAATTCGACCATGCTGAGCATCTTCAACATATTGCTTTAATCGATCATTCCAAAGCTGGCTGAAACGTCGGCCATAAATAGCATTGAAATCTTCGATGATCGATGAAGGACGAATATGAGGCTCCCATAGGGTTTGACCAAATTGTAAATAAAGCCATTCGGGAGCCTGATCCCCCCATATCTCTATATACTTTCTCTTAGTTTCTTCCCACGCCCCCGGCTTAATTGGGATTCTACCAGCGCCTTTTGGATTCTGAACGCTGGTAGCTCCTTCTCGGATAGCTAGCCAGAAATCGTGTCTTTGTCCAACAGGATTTTCTAACTCTTCACCATTATAGGGACCATCTACAATGTCCCCGTTAGCTAACTTAGCTCCTTGGTGGAAAGCTCTTTCCAAATCTTCTTTAGTCCCAAGAGTATTCCAGTCCATATAAACCTCAACACTATTAGGATCAATAATAGCTGTTAGCATTTCTTGGTTGTTAGAAACAACGTCCATCACATGATCACGAAACTCTTGGGGGAACCCTTCTTCAGATTGTCGATCTATAGCTGATTCAAATATCTCCATAAGGGTAGATTTAGCCATCCGTTCCGCATCAACAGCTATGCCCTCTAATATGACATTCGGCATCATATCCATGTAGTCCAGTGACTCTAATACCTCACTGATATCTACATCGAACGATTGCCCGCTGACACTTTCAGGGTAGGCGTTCTTTATTTTTCGTTGTCTAAATCTGCTCCGTGCCACTATTCATCTGCACCCCACCCAAGGATTGTTTGCACATCCCTGTTGAAATCATTGAAGTTGTCTAGAATTAGTTTTCTAATCATATCAAACGTAAGCGTCTTTTCTTGTGCTAAACGTTCTAGCTGATCCAACGTCAGACGGCTATACATTCTCTTGCGAGCATCGATACTACTTACAGCCTCGATGATTGCTAGTCCGTTTACTTTGTTATGCGCAAACTGCGTCTGACAACTTGGGCAGACAGCTATGTTAGCTTGAAATATCTCCGCTCCCATATTACCCTCTCCTTATCCGTGGTCAGGACGAGTCCCGACACTCTTTAAGATTGCTCTAACTCGATTTATTTCCGGCGCACCCATAGGATTAATTCGAATAATTTCCATATCTTGTCCATCTACTACCACTTTTCCTGCATCATTCTGTGCCGACTCTAATAGCTCCGTATATGTAGGATCAACAGTTATATGTGCATCACCTAAGAAATACTTCCCACCGGGAGTAGCAGTGATAGCTTCATTAGAAACCCAATGCACTCGTGCTAAGACCTCTGTAGAAACAGTGATGTTCTTCCAGAAGTCTCCATTGCATTCGGGGCATGTAGTGTGCCAAGAGTTATTATTTAATGAATCATAGAACCCTGACACTGTACATTGAGTACAAGCTACTGGCTGTCGTGTATGTATAGATACATTACGACCAATAGCACTTCTTACGGAGTCAATCTGCGCCTTAATGAAGCTTTTATTTACTCCCGGTATAGACACACAATTACCCCCTTGACTCAATTTCCTTTAGAAGCTTATTAAATCGTCGCTTAGTACGAGCATAGTTATATTGTTTTAAGTGGTCGTATGCATAGCTAGTATGCTCTTCTGCTGTCTCAGGATTATCAATCAACTTAAGAGCTAGGTTAGCCGCATCTTCTAGATCATATGGTGTTACCGTAAGGGCAGGAAATAGCTCACTCTGTAGCTCTAGCCGATCTGATCCTATTACCGGAACACCAAAGAAAGCTGCTTCACCCTGTAATCGCCCCGGCGTATTTCTGTCCGCCATATTAAGAACGAAATGACACTGAGATAGTACATCATAATATTCAGCCATTTCGGTTCTCTGGTGGATAAATACTGAGTCATGTGAAGAGTCTGCTAGCTGTGAACAGTATGGAATAAGCTGTGTGGGGATAGATAGAAACACTCCCTGTATGTGGGGACGCACAAGATGTAGTCTTTGGAAGACTAGCCATGAGCTAATAAAGTTTCTATCATTATCTGATGCTCCCACACCAAGGCCAATGAACCTTTTCTGTGATCCTCGTAGGTTTCCAAATCTCTTCTCATAGGATTCAAAAGGGAACGGAAGTCCAGCCTTAATGACAGGCTTAGAGGGCGCAGCTATCTGATACCAGCTTCTTTCCTCTTCTGTGAGAGCCATGATGCCATCTAGGTGTTGAAGATCATTGATATATCGTATCTGCTGATCTGCGGGCAGCTTAGATATATGTGTAGAAAGAGGATGATCCGACAAGCCAATCTGTTTGACGTGTGGATACCTACTTCTTATCTCCTTCGACCAACCCTGTACCGTCGATTCGATCCAGAGTGTACGTACAATAACATCGTAGTCTTTGGCTTCATCAATGTATTGAAGATATGGAATACCCAAAACATCCTGCCACACCCCATTATCATAGTCCCCATTATTAGGCTTATCGCCAAAATACTGAGCAATCTTTAATTTTCCCATTTCCTTTTCCTTTCCTATATCTGTCCAAGCTTTAGCTTGGTCCCCCATTTAGACATGAAGTAGTCGTAGCGGTCGTTCGTTACTCCTACCTTAGAGTGTGTCTGATTTACTAGATGGATATACTCTGCCTTCGGAGTGGAGACTACTTTCCAGCCCGCTTCTCGCGCACGGAAAGCGTAATCAACTTCCTCTCTGTACCCCATCCCAAAGCCTTCATCAAAGACACCTATATCATTGATCAAATCACGTTTGATATACATACAGGAACCTTCGACAGCCTTCTGGTATTCTTGATTAACAGAATTACGTTCTTTACCGAAATGCTTGTGCGCTGTGTTACCGTCCGTCCCCACATAGATACCGTAATTAATGATCTTAAAGTTTGGAGCAAGGGCTTTCCCACCTACTACTCCAATCTTAGGATCACTATATGCGGCCTTACCCATTGCTTCTACGATATCAGAAATAACAATTGTGTCGTCATTTAATAGAATGATATCGGTATTAAGCGTTTGGATCGCTTCATTACAGGCTTGTAGCCAACCGATATCGTTTTTGTAAACGAAAATTCGGGGATTGGTACAGTTATCAAATATGGATTTGACACAGTTTTCAAGCATTTGATTGCCGAAGTATGTCGGTATAACGATTGTAACATTTCCCTTTGCCATTCCTTATCCTTTCTTAGACTCCCCATGTTCGTAACCAACCGTCAGAAATCCATCCCCCTACGATTAGGTTAGAATAAGATTCTCCACTCCACGCAAAACCATAGCCGTTAAGCGGTGCAGAAGTTGGTCCTGCCAAACGTACCTTTCCTAGATAGTTTAGCAATTCGGTTCGATCAATCTCTAATGTGTTAGCTGGCCCCTTATGTGGGTTATATGAAAAGTCACCGTCTTGAAACGCAGCTAGTGCTGTGTTAGCCATCTTGTAAATAATTGAGGCCATTAACACAATCGGTCTTATATCTTTCTGTGCTATATCAGGCTCAACAGTAAAGGTTAGGGGTTCTTCCCATGTAACAGAATAGCTACGATCCCATCGGAACATTAGCGCCTGTACAGCATCCGCTAAATACGCAGCCAGTTTGGATTCAGTATCGGCCTCGTTTACGTACTGCCCTAGCTGGCGTTGGAAAGCGGGTACAAGCGTCAGCATATTTGTCAACTTGCTTCACCCCTATTATCGACTATCTCTCCCTAATATAGTATTAGCGAAATCTGTTTCTTCTTCTAGATCATCTATTCGGGCTTGGATCATATTAATTACTCTCTTTGCCCGCTCCTTTTGCTTAGCTTCTTCTAGTAACTTATAAAGAATAGGTACAGATGTTACCTGTGGTAGTCTCGACTTTAGCTTTAAGTGGTTACTAGTTAGCTCAACAATTTCTTCATCACTGATGGCATTAACTACGTCCCACTCTACTGACGGTTCCTCAGTTTCAATCAACTGCCCCTCAGTAAGTAGCTTACGGTTAGCCATCTTAAAGTCACGAAGATCGTCACGCTCTACAGAGACATATGGGTTATTCCCTGACAGGAATACTCCGTCCTTGTCCCCTGTATATCTTCGGACAGCAATATTGTACCCAACATTTTTCTTAAACCAAACCAAATCCTTTGCCATTGCCTTTTCCTCCTACAAATAAAAAATAAACAGTGGAGTACCAAACTGATACTCCACTGTTTAACACTCAACCTACGAAAGCTGTGGGCTTACGGGATAGAGCTTGTTACCTTTAGCTTTACAAGACCTCGGGCATTCCAAACCATCATACCGAATTGAACCCAAGTTTCATAATTCCAGTAAGGTGGTGTAGGTCTATTATCAGTGAATTCCTTAGTCTGCGGTCCACCGTAGGTAATGAATTCTCCAATATTTTCTCCAACCACTAGGATGAAGTCAGTTGGAAGCAATGGTGTTGGTGGGTTATTGCTATAGTCGAAAATCTGTGGGATTCTGACTATGTTGCTTACGCCTCGATAACTTTCAACGCCATATCGTCCACCATACGGAGATACGTTGTTAAACGTACCCGCTGGCTGTCCACCGATTGTAACATAGTTGTCAGAAAGCGAACCTGAGATAAGCTTATACTGACCGAATGTTGTCAATGGTGCTAGTGCTGACTCTGTACCAATGATTGATCGTACTCCACCTGACCAGAAATTAACGTGGTCAATAGCTGCGTCAAGTGCTGTTGCTGTCAACGGTCCACCAACATCTGTGAAGTTGCTGTATGAAGAGCCGTCGATTGTCAAAGCAGTCGCGTTGCCTGAATTCCAGATATTAGCTAGCGCGTTCCAACCTCTAAGTAGAAGTCTTTCGTTTAGCGCCGCATTAACATCTTCTCTAATCTGTTCTGGTGTATATGCCGGTCCACCATGTTCAAGCTCTAATACGTTATATTCTGCCTTTGCAGATAGAATATCAAGATTATAGCTATATGCTTCGTTTCGAACAATGATCTGCTCGCCAAGAGTGATCTGGCCCGGAACGATCTGCTGAACGTGGTACTTGCCTCTAAACTGTCGAACATGCATTTCGCCTAATCGAATTTCTCGTGTAGGCATAAAAGCTGCTGCCAAGTCAAGGGACATGTATACAGGGTCAATATACTCTGTAATTACCTCAGCGAAAGCTCGTCTGTCCGTTTGGAACAATTCAGCTAGCTCAGATCGGTCGGCCTCTGTTAGTCTAGGGTCTAATCGCATTAATTTCTCGCCTCCTTCTATATGCTAGCTTACAAAGCTGCTGATCCCTTTAGTTTAACGGTTAATGTTCGTGCGCCAAACGTATTCTTCATAGTTACTCGACCAACATTTGATCCTGAACCTGAAGCTGTAATCATTCCACCTGTTGTTGCTGCTGTACCTGTAGCTACATAAACCGGATTACCGATTGTGTAGTCATTGATATCGCCAACATAGTTTCCTGATCCAAACGTGAATGTTCCTGCGTCCCAAACCAAGCACTTGTTACCGGAAGTAACAGGTAGGTTATAGAAGTGGGGTGGAATATCGTATTCCTTATATCCAACAGGCCATCCGTCTCTGACAAACATATCTACTGGACTTAGGGCAAATCCACCCTCTTGTTCATTTAGGCTGCCGTCATTGTATGCGTTTGGAAGCGCACCGTTTAGGCCCGGTCCCTCATAATAAGGAGGCGGATTAAGGGGCTTAGCCCAATCTACAGGATAGACAGCCTTAGCTGCTTCTGCTGCTGTTCTTGGGATAGTCATTCGGCCATCTGTGTCTCTAAAGCACAATCGACCTCGTGGTGTTTCCTGATTTACTCGTGCCTCTCCACCATCGATATCATCGTACTTGTTAACGATGAACGTTGGTTGAGTCTGGCTTGCAATAGGGTCCATTTATATTCAAACCTCCTTTATTCGGTTGCTACTGGTGCATTCTTTAGATTTCGGATTCGCTCTCGGATGTTTCCACCAGCAGTTTCCTCTCGGCCTGAATACCGAGGAAGTTCGAATCCTGTTCGTGACGCTGCTGCTCGACCGGCTTCTGCTCTCTTAGGAGCGACTGCCTTCAAATCATCAACGTACTCTGCAAAAGCTTCTTCGCTGAATCCTGCCCAGAATTGCTGCTTCTTCGCAAGCTTTTCTGGATCGGCTTCCAACTTAAGACCAGCTTCTACCATTACCTTTGTTCGGTCTTCGATCAACTTAGCATGTGAGAATTCGTGGATTTGCTTGTCCTGCTCTGCAACTGTTGTTCGTAGCTCCGTAACTGCCCCTTCAAGAGAAGTCTTTTCTCCTTCTAGAGAAGCTTTAGCTGCTTCAAGATCAGCAATTTTTCTTTCTGCTTCTGCCAACTTTGCCTGTAATTCCTCTACTGTCACGCTATTACCTCCTTTATTCTTAGGTTCTTCCTTTGGTTCTTGGTTTACTAATGCAGATAATTCTGTCATAAACTGTTCTGCATTTAGCTCCTTGTTTGATGCTAGAGCTAATAGCGCCGTTCTAGAACCGTAGGCCGGGTTTCGAACGAATGTCGCTGCTCGCGTCACTAATCCCTTTAACCATTTAACTCCGTCTTTCAACAACGTACTGTTGAATGAAAGCTCCCAAGAAACTCCCGGTGCATTGCCTTCTGCAAAGGACTTTTCTAAGAATTCAATTTCATCAGGATAATCGTCTGCAAACAAAACCGCATCTGCTACTAGCTGATGAGAACCATCCTCTAGTGTTTTTTCATGCATTGCGGCGATGTGTCCAATCGGTACTGAGCCGATGTGACCACTAACGTCCTGCCCTAGAAACTTGACTTTAACCGGGGTTCCAACTGCGCTCTTTGCAATTTCTGCAAAGTCCTCGTATTCAATTCCCTGACCGTTTTCATTTGGTTTATCGTCACAGAAAATAAACTGTGCCCGTCTAAGTCCGGGGTGATGAAAATGATCTGATTCAATCTCCATTAAGGAGGATGACCATGCTATATTTCTTGGTTTCATTAACTACCCTCCTTAGATCGAAGATTTTCTATGGTAATCTCACCATACTTCTTCATTCCCAATACGCTCCCCTTAAGTATCACTGTATAATCGGCGGAATCGCTATACTCGTATCTCTCAATATGGGAAGCTATTACTAGATGGCGCTCTGTCTCTTTGTACAAAACACCAATTGTCAAGCTAGGTCTGATTAAGTCATCTAACTCTGTAGGTAAGTCAGTATTATGGAAAGTTGTATGATCTTCCCACAAAACTGACACAATATCATATTGGTTCATTCCTTATTCTTAACCTTCATTACATGTCAATTTTAGGGCACTATAAATCTTCGGGCGTCAAAACAATTCCTCTTTCAGTCATAACAGTGTTGACTAGCTGTAAAAATTCCTCGTCTCCAAGTACTTCTACTTCGGCTGCGACTCGTGAAACAGGTGATTGTCCCGGTGGTTTAACTCCCCTATTTCTTTTATTGACAGCGGGGTTCTGGCTACCTAATGGTCGCCCGCCCTTTGGAGCGCCCGCTGGCTTGCCCGGTCCACCGCCTATTGGGGACATGCCTCGATCTGGGTTGGTAATATCGTATGGCATCATCGGGAAATCCTTTTCCAATTCTTTCATTTCTTCGTACTCGTCTCGCATGTTTTCTAGCTCTGCTAGGAAGTCGATACCAGCCATCTGATCCCGAGTCTTTCGGCTGATGTTTCCTTCTTTAAATAGCTGAGCAAATACAGCAGCCGTCTTTATAAAGTCTTGTAGTCGAATAGGACTGAATGTTGGCTCAGGAACATACTTAAACTTATTTCTTTTTTGCGCCTCTTCGTAGACAGGCATAATCCATTCCACAAGCATTTCTCTAAGCTCTTCCATCATCGGCTGGATAGCCCAAGTGGAAACCTCAGAAGCCTGAGCGTTTCTAGATTCACCTGTAACGAGAATTTTAGCGAAGCCTAAGCCTTCTCCAATCTCATCATTAGTTTGTCGATACTTATCCTGATCAAGCATGGCTGCTACATCTGGTGTAATCCATGTCAACTCAGTTGTGTGGTTGCTAAAGAGCATGAACAATCTTTCCTGTAATCGAGGGTCATTTGTTCGGGCATATATCTGCGCCTTTAGATCATCTAGATTTTTTCTTGACTCTTCAACGGCTGGATACATGTCATTACCTTCTGTGATAAGAAGGATGGCGTTAATAACTCGTGAAGCAACAGCGAAGTCCATTCTTCGTAGCTGCTGCTTGAATATTAAATGCTCTAGAATATTGAACAGGAAAGGCGTTGGGTATTCTGTGAAGGACAACTCCTTCCGCAAAATAGGATCAACGTCTCGTAGCTCTACAAACTGTGAGCCAGCCCGGACAGCTTCCACTACTGAGGGATAACTGCTGACAAGAACATCGTATCGCGCCTTATCTAGCTGGTTCTTAATGTCCCTACCATTTGACTTAATTAGACGAGCATCCTTTGAAGGAATTTTAAGTAAGAATCTTTTCTTACCCCACCCGTCCCACTCGATCTTCAATAGCTCCGGTGGGTATAAGTCAAATACAGGTACTTCATACTCTCTATTAGCCTTTAGGTGTGGGCTGATTTCTTCCCCTAGCATTTTCTTCCACTCTACCCGAGGAACAACAAGTCCTGACAGGAAATACTCTAGGGCCATGCCCCTGATAAATCGTGCCATTCGGGAAGGTGATCGGTGAAGCACGGCATTGAAATAATGGTTAGCTTCATCAGATGTATTTCTCTGCCCGTTGCTAATCTGTGTAATAGTAAGCTCTGTCAATCTGTTTATAACAGTAGCAACTATACCGCCTCGCTGGTAAAAGTCATAACACAGCTTAATTACTTTGTGAAATTCTTTGGGGATAATAAGCTTTTCAGGGGTAATACCGAGAGCAGCTAAACTACCGGGAGAATAAAAATCTCCCGATTGTACCGCTCCATCAGCGATGGAAGCCACAGCTAGTTGTTTAGATTCCTCTTCTTTCTTAGCTACCATTCGACTCTCCATTATGCACTAGCGTCTAGCCAATGGGCAGACATGAGTTTTACTCTAATAGGCTGCCGTGCTACCACGACAGGCGGGCCGAATTTATTTTCGTATGCCATAATTGCACACATCATTGCGGCCATCTGGTGATCATCCTCTGTCTTATAGACAGGCTCACCAGTGATTGTTCTAGTAAACTTTGTTCGTTCTAGCTCTTCCATTAGGTCATTATCTTTAGCAGAAAACTCAAATCGGCCTTCCTCATGCACCCATCGTGAAAGAGTCTCAACGGCTACTCTTTTAATCTGGTCTTTCTTTTCGGTACCATCTTCAGCTAGAGCTACAACCATATAACCACCAAACTCAACTGGAAATAGGCGCTCTTGGAACCGATATTCTCTATATTGTGATAATTCACTAGTTAAATCTTGGTATTGGACCTTTCCCGGCCCACCCATATCTATTCCAATGAAGTTAAAATGATAAACATTATCTAGCCATGCAAGTACTTCTCGCTGAAGAGCATACTCAACTCTCTCTAGTACCACTCGCACTAGATTTCTCCATGTTCCGTCTCGTGTTTCATACATCACGAAAAAGACCGCAGGATCAGGGCTGAAACCTACGTCATATCCTAGCCCCACTTTTGGTGAAAATGCATACTCCACAGGTAATGGTGGACATTGCACTAGCTCTTCGATATGGTAGCGAAG